GCCGGGGACTATAACGGCGCCCAGGTCGTGATGACGGGCTACGCGAAACCGGAAGCGGCCGCCGCCATCGACACCACAGACAGCGTCTCCGGCGCCATCGGCAAGCTGGAAAAGGCGCTGGACGGCAAAGCCGCCGCCTCGAACGAGGTGTCGTGCGTGCTGTACGCCGCGAACTGGACGAACGGCAGCATCACCGTGACGGGGCTGACGGCGATAACCTCCGAGACGAACGGCAGCATGGGGCTGGCAAAAACGGCGACAAAAGAGCAGCGCGAGGCGATGAGGGCCGCGATACTTTCCATCACGGGACAGAGAAGCGGCGGCGTAACGATAACGGCGGACGGGACACAGCCCACCATAGACCTGCCGTGCATCATAACGATAGTGGGGTGACAAAAAATGAGCATAATGAGCTGTTTCGGCGGAGGCGGCGGAGGCGGCGGGGCTTCGTTTTCCGGAATAAACCTGCCGCCCTCCAACTTCGCGGGCGGAAACGTGGCGGACAACTGGATAGCGGACTACTCGACGCTGGTGACAAACGCGGCTCTGCCGTGCGTCAAGTGCGGCGGGTATATCTGGCGGTTCCTCTCCACCTCGACGCCATTCACAGGAAGCCTTACATTCGCGCGGTACAACGCGACGACGCTGGCATACGTTGACACGGTGACATTCACGGGGACAAGGACAAGGTCCTTGTCCTATACGGCTTCCGACCTGATAACAGTCAACATTGTGTCGGACGGGGAGAGCACAATCTACGCCGCTGTAGCCGAAAACGGTTATGCTACTTCAATCGGCAATGACCAGATGCAGCTGCTGGAACTCGACTGCACGACGATGCAGTTCACACAGTGCGCCGTCGTATTAGGCACGAGTCAAGGCTCGTCCAGCCAATATACTCCCGGACCGGCCCCGATATTCCTTGACAGCAGCAAGGGCAAGGTCTACGTGCTCGGCAACAGGCACGGGGCGTCACTCGGTTTAAATAGCGCCGGCGTGAACTATTTCATTTCCTACGACATAGCGACGCAGGTGACCACCACGAACGTGTTCAACTGGTTCACCACGAGCACGAGCACGGGCGTAAGAATGGCGGCGTGGGTGGACTACGACACGGTATTCGGAGACTACCACGCCATCTACTACACTGTGTACTCGACGGCTACGGCATACGCGAACAGAATATTCATCTACAACCCCGCGACGAACACATCCACGGACACGGGGCTGGTGTTTGCCAACCTGTTGGGAGAATCGACATATCTGACGATAGGCAGCGCGCTGTACTCCATCGCCGGAGACAACGCCTACCTGATAGATTTCAAAAACGCGCTGCAAATATCGAACAAAATATACCCGCTGACGAACGGCTACGGGCAGTACATGTGCTGGAACGGCTACAGCATCGTTTGCTTCCTGACGGACGGGGTGCGCACGAGCGCCTTTGTCCAGACCGTGCCGAGCGACGCGCCCATCGTGGCAAAAATATACAAAGGCGAAAAATACCACGGGCTGAGAAGCCTCGCCATAAAAGACGGTGATACGACGGTGGCGACCATATCCAAAGCGCAGCAGACGGCGGCGGCGGACATCGTGATAAAAATGTGGATGTACTCGTCCATAGGCGAGTACCCGCTTTATATCGAAAGGGAGTGATGCAAATGTACACGGCGAGCGTCTACCTTAAAGGCAACCACGACAACGCCGCGATGAACGCGCTGAGAAGCGGGTGGAACGCGGACGGGAAAGACATGTATGTAATTCTTCATAACGGCGAGGCGGTGCAGGTGCAGATAGAGGGAAACTACCCTTACGGTGAAACGGCGGAGGAAAGCGCGGCGGCACACGCGGCGGCGCTGAACGCAGATCCGGAGCCGGAGGACGAAACAGCCGATATGCAGGCGGCACTTGAAATTCTGGGCGTAACGGCGGGGGAGGCGACATAATGGGCAAATGGACGGATGCCGCAAAAGCGGCCAAAGCTGCGCAGGACGCGCAGATAACCACACTGTCGGGCAGTCTGGCGGAGGCGCGCGGAAAGGTCGAACAGATAACCGCGCTGGTAAACGGGCTGTCCTCGCCGACGCTTAGCAAGCTGTTGACTTTTCTGGCATCAATAAAAAATATTTTGGGGGTGTAAAAATGGCAAAGAAAAAATCAAGCGGTAAAAACGGAAAGAAAGGCGGCGGCCGCGGCTGCTGACGAGGGGTAACAACGAATGACTGAGGGAATCATCGTGGCTATCATCATGTCGGCGGGAACTATCATCACGCAAATAGTCATCAGCGCCGCGAACAGGCGGACAGGCGAGGAAGCGCGACTGCGTAGTCAGGAGCTGATAGAATACCGCATCGGAGAGCTGGAAAAAAAGGTCGACGAGCACAACAATTACGCGAAACATATCCCGACGATGGAGACCGACATAGGTTACATAAAACAGCAACTGGAGGCGAGGACATGAACGAGGACTGGAAAGAAACGCTGAAAATATGGGGCGTAAACCTGACGGTGCGCCTGCGCAACCCCGTGTGGTGGGCGACGGAGGTGCCGGCCATTATCGGCGCGGTGTACTGCCTGCTTTCCGCGCTGGGCATCGTGCCGAGTGTTACGCAAAGTCAGGCGCTTGACGTAGCGGCGGCTGTGGGCGGCCTGCTGGTTGCGATGGGCGTCAGCAACGACCCGACTACCAAGGGGATTACGGATTCCGCGCGGGCAAAAGAATATCAGCAGCCCAATGCGGACAAATAAAAAGGAGATGAATGATATGGAAATAACGGAGAGCAAACTTGCGGAGATAATCGCGGCGGCTGTGGCCGCTGCCATAGGCGCGACGGGCAGTACCGCCGAAGCCGCGGACGAAGCCGCGGACGAAGCGGAGGACGAAGCGGAGGAACTGGAAATCGGCACGCTGGGGTGCGGGCGCAAGGTCCATTTTAAGCGGCTGGGTAAAACCGTTCGCGCCGGCGGCGGGAGCAAGATAACGTTCGACGAGGTGGAGATCGTGGACGACATGGACAACCCGTTTGAGATGGAAACCGGCCCTGTGCGCGTGATAACCGACAGCGCCGAAACCGTAAAGCAGCTTCCGACGCACGTAACCGGTGCTATAAGCTACGTAACGGCTGACGGTGTTATTCCCGCGGGCGGCGTAAAGGGGTTCCCGTGGCGGGGCGTGTATCACCCGCAGGCGTTCACAAAGACCATCCACAGCGTATACAACGACACTAAAGACATCTACATCGACGCGTATGGCAAGCTGCCGGACGAGGTGCCTGTCGTGGACCTGCGGACTAAAAAGGCCGTCACTTTGAACGACCTAAACAGATGAACCAGAAATTAAGGCTGCCGATTGACGCGGCTGTTGTGCAAGCCGGATATAAAGACCCGCAATATCGTGCCGCTTGGGGCTGGGCGCATTATGGCGCAGACATTACCAGCGCAAAAGCAGCCCGCGAGCTGTACGGGCTGGGGAATGGCCGCGTCATCGCGTCCGGTCTGGACGGGACAGCGGGGGACAGCAGCGGCTGCGGGTATGTGCTTGTCGTGCGATACGACGCCTGCGAAAACTGGCAAAGCGGTAAAACGGCGGATTTAATTTGCACCTATATGCACATGGCGGCGCAGCCACGGGTTAAAGCGGGCGACGCGGTGACGACCGGAACGCTGCTGGGGCAATACGGCAACACCGGGAAAAACACCAGCGGGCCGCATCTGCATATTCAGTTCGACACGGACACGGCGAATCCGCTGCGTTGTTCCGGTCTTGCGTCGGCAGGCCATGCGATATTGCGGGCGGGGCCGATAGACAGCACGGTCAATCCGCTGTATGTACTATTCCGCGCTGACGGTCAAAGCATCATCGGGCAAAGCGCCGGATGGTGGGACGCGGCAGATATAGCCGGAGTGCCAAAAATGCCGGAAGCGGACAACGAAATCGCCATTCTGCAAAAAGAGGTGGACACGCTGGCCGCGGAAAAGCGCCAGCTCGCCGACGAGATCGGGCGGCTGACGGACGAACTCGCAGAGGCGAAAGCGGCGGCTGAGAGGCGGCGCACCGCGCTGGAAAAACTGAAAGCTATCCTTGACGCGGACATATAAAACAGACGGGGCGGGGCAAATGCCCTGCCCTTTTTTGGAGGTAAAAATGGAAATATTGTATATTTTGGCGGGAGCGGCGGCCGGGGCGGCGGCCGGGTACTTTTTCGGGCACCGCCGCATAAGCGCCGCGCCTGCCGCAGAGGGCGACGAGACGACGGCGAAAAAAGCGGACGCAGATCTGGCACGGCGTGACGCGCAGCTTGACAACATCTTACGATATGACGGGACCGGACGCGGACAGAAATACATCAACTGATAAAGAGGGCATGAGCATGGAGAAAAAGAAAACGGACCCCGCGCAGGTGTGGGACGAATACAACAAATGCATTACCTATAATGCGAGCATCGGGCTTTATGAACGGGTCCGGCAGAACGAGGACTTTTTTATCGGTGACCAATGGAAGGGCGTTGTGGCGCCCGATCTTGAAAAGCCGGTGATCAATTTTTTAAAGCGCGTCGTGACCTACCTGCTGGCGATGCTGGCGACAGACGACATAAGCGCGGACGTGAGGACGCAGAACAGCGCGGCCGGGATAAGAAACGCGGGCACGGCAATGGACGAGGCCGGCGCGATGATCCCGGTGACCGAGCAGGTGGAGATACCGGCGGCTTCCGTCGCGCAGATCCTTGACGCAGAAATCGACAAAGTGTTGGAAAAAACGAAGGCAAAAACCCGCGGCAGGCTGCTTCTGCGCAACAGCGCCGTGGATGGAGACGGCTATTTTTATACCTACATCAGGCAGCCGAAAAACAGGCCGGCGGAGATCTGCATTGAAGTTATAGACAACGATAAGGTGCTGTATATCGACCCCTATACGCACGAGGCAGAGGAACAGACCGGCATAATTATCTGTCAGAGGCTGCCGCTGGAGAAAGTCAGGCGCATGGCCGAGGAGCTGGGCACCGCGCGTGACGAGATCGAAAAGATAATTCCAGACGGCGGCGGGCTTTACAGCAGCGAAGAAAGCGGATTCGACAGTAATCTTGTGACCGTGCTGACGAAATTCTGGAAAGAGAATGGGACGGTATGGTTCACAAAAACGACAGAAGCGGCCGTGATCGTCCGCTCGACAGACACGGGTCTGACACGCTATCCAGTGGCGGGAATGCCGTGGGAGCTGAAAAAAGACGGGTATCACGGGCAGGCTGTACTTACCGGGCTTATCCCGAACCAGATATTCGTGAACAAAATGATGGCTATGGCGATGGAGCAGGAGAAGCGCCTGGCGTTCCCAAAAATCTTCTATAACGGCACGCTGATCGGAAACTGGACCAACAAGGTGGGCGAGGCCGTTCGCGTCGCCGGTGACCCGAATCTTGCCGTGGCATCGTCGTGGCGCGCGGCCGACATGAGCGATCAGGTACTGCTGGTCATAGACAGGATAATCAGCTACAGCAAGGACTTCATGGGCGCGAACGACGCGGCGCTGGGCAATATCACAAACCCTGACAACACATCCGCCATCATCGCCGTGCAGAAAGCAAGCCAAGCGCCGCTGGAACTGCAGAGGCTTGCGTATTATCAGCTGTGGGAGGACGAGGTGTACATCCTGATAGAAATGATTTGCAGATACTACGGGCTGCGCGACATTGACCCGGAGAAAAACGACGCGGGGATAAGCCGATTTGATTTTGCGCAGGTGGACCTAGGCGCGCTGGACGTGGCCGTGGACGTGGGAGCATCGTCGTACTGGAGCGAGCTGATGCAGGTGCAGACGGCTGACGCGCTGTTTTCAAACGGCGTATTTTCCGACGTGGTAGATTATCTGAAACGGATCCCCGACCAATACGTGCGCGACAAGAAGGACCTTATAAAAAAGATCGAGGAACAAAGGCAGATGCAGCAGGAACAGGCCGAGAAACAGACGGCCGCGGCACAGGAGGCAGGAATGACGCCGGAGGAAGCGGAGGCAGCGGCGGCCGGAGCACAGCAGGGCGAAGCCGACGCAAACAAGGCACAGAGGAAGGCGCTGCTTTCCGTGCTGAAACAGCAGTTTGACAGCGGGAAGGAGAGCAAAACGAAATGACAGTGAACGACGTTTTCACGCAGGGGCTGGCCCTTATTCAGGCGAAACCGGCGGACGACACCGAAATGACGGGCTACGCCGTGGCGTGGGTGAATCAGATGATAGCGGAAACCTTTGAAACAGAGAACAGCATCCGGCGGTTCGAGGGGACGAGCGAGCTGACGGAACCGCAGGAGGTGACGGCGCTTACGGACACGCTGACATACAACTGGCGGCTCGTGCGCGCGGCTTTCCCGAAAGGAATCGCGAGCCGCGCCCTTTATGATGAGGATAACAGTATGGCGCAGAATTTTGCCGCAGAATACTACGCCGCCGTGAGCGACGCGCAAAAGCTGACAAGCGGATCATACGTGACAGACGTTTACTCCGACGAGAGCGAAGAATGAGAGGCGAGCCGGGTGACAAAAGAAGAATACGAGAAACTGCGCGAGGAAGAAGAAAAAGAGCGCCAAAACGCCGCGACGATTGACGAACTGAACGGCGGGAACGGACGCGGCGCGGGATATAACCAGAACACGGCGATCAGCGTGGCCGACAGGGTGCGCTACGGACTGACTGGCGAGGGGTACAACGACAAGACGGTGGCCGCTTTCAAGGCCGCGAAAAGGGCGGGCGCGGACAGGTCGGTCACGCTTGAATCCGTACAGAACGCCATGGGCTACAACGACCGCGATGATATAACGTGGTATCGCAAGGGCGAGCAGCAGACCGGCAACGCCGAGTACAACAACCTGACCAAAAAGGAGAAAAAGCAGCAGGCGGACGCGGAGAACAGCGGCACCGGTAAGGACGCCGGCGGAGCGCAGAAGGCCGCAGGACAAACCATAGCGCAGAGTACAGCGGGTGCGCAGAAAAAAGCGAGGGCAAGAGCCATACAGGAGATGCTGCTGCTGGGAGACAAGCGAGCGGGCGGAAAATATGGCGGCGGCGTGATCGAAAAGGACGGAAACGCCATTGTGGCGGCAATGATTGCCGAAGCCGGGAAGAAAGCCGCGCAGAGCGCGAAGTACGGCCCGCTGGCCGCGGAAGTGACGGCCGACAAAAACGCCGGAGGGCAGAGGAGCGAGTCGGCGGCGACAGCAGCGGAGGCCCTGAGAACGCGGCAGGCGACGGACCAAAACGCGGCAAAATATACGGACGACAAAATAATGGGCGGAACCGGGAGACTGGCGGCGGCACAGGAGGCTACGGCGCGAAAGGAAGCCGCGGCGCGGGCGGAAAAGTACAGAAACATAGACAAAATGGTAAACGAGGACACGAGGGCGGGAGGAAAGGCAAACGAGCTGATGAACGCCTCCGTGGACACGCTACTCGGCCTGCAGGCGGACAACGCGGGAACGGCGCCTTACGAAGCGCCGCAGATGAATTTCAAGCTACTGGGAGACCCGGGGAAGAACTATATAAAACAAGACGACGTAGACAGGTGGGTGGCAAGCGCAAACCCCAACGAGAAAGCATTGATAGGCGGCGCGGCGATAGGCGGCGCGGAGGCGGTGAAAACGGGCGAGAGCCTGATAAAAAGCCTTGTGACAACGCTGGGAAACGTGCTGAACGGGATATACACCATGGGCGGCGCGCTGCCCGAGAACGAACTGTCGCGGGGCGCAAAAGCAGCGGCGGAGGCGGCGGCAGGCTGGACCAACGGCGACGAGCTGATGAGCGAAGTCGTGGACAGATACAAGATGGACAAGGACGTGGCCGACTTTCAGGCGACGATCTGGAACATGATGTATGTCGCCATTGCGGGGGACGTGGTGGGAGGCGCGGCCGCCGGAGCCACCGGAGCGGGAGCAAACTCCCTGATCGCAGCGCAGAAAACGGCGAACCTTACCGATGCGGCACAAAAGGTGATGATAGGCGCGAGCGCGATGGGCAGCGCGGTGACGGAAGCATATCAAAAGACGGGGAACATAGGGCAGGCGGTAAACTATGGATTGACGAGCGGCATGGTCGAGGCGCTGATAGAAAGCATATCCGGCGGCATACCGGGGCTGCCGAAGGGCATCCTGAGCGAAGATCTGAAAAAATGGCTTAAATTTGTGGGGAAATCGCCGCTGCTGTCCATGGGAGTGGACACAATAGGCGAAGGACTTGAGGAGGTAGTCTCCACATTTCTGGAGCCGTACATAAAGACGGCCATATTGAAAGAGGAGCTGAAACCGGCAAGCATTGACGAATACACGAAAAGTTTTATGATGGGCGCGGCCGGATCGCTGTTTATGCAGGGAACTATGGGGCTGGCCGGAAAGGCGCTGGGCGACAGCGGGACCGACATAAAGACGACGGTGGACAGCGACATCTGGCAGAGCATCAATGATAACTATGAAATGGCCGAGAGCTGGTATGAGACGCTGAAAAACAACCCGGAAGCGACGGCGGCGGACATAAACAAAGCAAAGGCGTACTACGAGCAGGCAAGGGCCGCATACGACAGCTATGCACCGGCAGGCGCAGAGACGGCGACAAAGCCCGCGGAGAGCGTGAGCACGGAGGCCGCGACGGGGACAAAGCCCGCGGAGAACGTGAGCACGGAGGCCGCGACGGGGACAAAGCCCGCGGAGAACGTGAGCACGGAGGCCGCGACGGAAACAAAGCCCGCGGAGAGCGTGAGCATAAAAGGTAAGGAAGCCGTGGGGACCGCGGGCACAGAAAAGGCGCAGATCAAGCCGGGTGCGGAAGTGAAGGCGGCAGCCGCAGAGAATACAGAAGTCAAAGCAGTAGCCGAGAACATCCGGAGCGACACTGCAGACGCGGAAAAGACGCAGGTCAAACCGGGCGCGGCAGCGAAGGAAGGCGAGAAAAACCGAGCCGGAGGGCAGGAGTACACGGATTTCTCTAACACGCAGGCGCGGAAAAAGGCCATGAAGGAGAGCGCAAAACACGTAATTGAGGGGTTGAAAGCCGCAGATGAAGCGGAGCGAGCGGCAAGGGCCGACATAAAAGCAAAAGCCAAGGAAAACGCAGCGGCGGACACGGCGGCGGCGGGCGACACGGAGACCGGGACGAAAAAGACGGCAAAGGGTGAGGCTGTGCAGGCGCAGAACGTCCGCGCCGTCAGCCGCGCCATAGAGCAGGAGTTTGGTATCAGGCACGCGGACGCAAAGGTCGAGATGAAAGAGACTGTGCAAGAGATAGCCGAGGCGCTGAGAAGCGGCGACGTGACCGACGAACAGATAGACAAGCTGTACAAGCTGGCCGACGAGAACGGCGGAGTGCAGGAGGCGATTTACCCGCAGTACGAAGCCGCGCGCAACGTTATGAAGGACTCTGCGATCAGGGTGCCAGAGCGCGTAAAGGCCGATTTTGGGGACGACTGGGCGGCGTTCGTGCGGAACAACCGCGGCAGGATCAATTTCTCAAACGAAACGACGCGCGGAATAGATTCTCTTTATGAGGAAATGAACGTGGTGGCCGGTGAGGACTTCTTCCCGTCGGGAGAGACGGATCTGGGCGAGATGCTGAAAAAAATGGCAAACTTCATGGAGGCCACAACGCCCACGACCGTGCCGATGTCTGACTATTTCGAGGCAAGCCCGGAGAATCAGAAAGCCGCGAGAGACAGGATCCGCGGAATTATCGAGGGGCTGGCGGACACGATGAGCGAGGTGGAGAGCTACGACAGGGAAAAGAACGCCAAAGCCGACGCACGCAGCGCGAAATACGGCGAGGGCGTGACGCTGGAGGAAGCGATGGCGCCATTTGAGGATAAGACCGTGTACCGCCTGCAGAAAGAAGTGGACAAAATAATCAGCAAAACCGCGCTGACCGAACGAGAGCGGACCGTAGTGGACAGCATGATGAAAGGCGCCGTCAAACCCGGCGACCTCGAGGCGATGAGCGGGATAAACGCCACGAGCGTGATGGAGCTGTACAACGCAAAGTCGGCCCTTGCCGAGGCGCGGGCACCGTTTGAGGCATACAAATCGGCACAAAAAGCGGCGCGCGACGACATGGCGAAAAGCGTGGTGGAGCTTTCCGGCTTTGATGATATAAAAGACAAAATCGGGCTGCTGTACGACCGTGAGACGCCGCAGAGGAACAACATCGACGCACTGGGCAAAGACGGCGGCGAGACGGTGAACAGCGAATATTTCGACGGGGTAAAAACAAACGAAGCCGCGCGGACCAGATGGATAAACGAACATCAGCAGCAGATACTGGACCTGGGACTGGAAAAAATGAACACTTACGAACGGCAGTATACCATGATGCTGGGAGAAAACGCGGAGTATCTGGCGACGGGAACCGTGACGAAAAAAAGCGCGGAGATACAGGACGCCCTTTCTTTAAAGATGGACGATTTGTTGGCCAAACACGGCAGCAGTATAGACGCCGGCAAGTGCGAGCAGCTTGCCGTCGAAATGATGAAGCAGTTCAAGGAGGTGAAACTTGAATGGGATCGGGCGCTGACCGAAAACGGATATACGCCGAGTGGTTACATTGAAAACTACTGGCCGCACATGCAGGAGGACAAGCCCGGCACTATATTTACAAAAGTAATGAACGCGCTGGGAATGAAGGTAAACAGTGATACCCTGCCGACCGAAATCGCCGGATTGACCGATACAAGAACGCCGGGGCGCAGATGGGACCCGTTCGCGCTGACAAGGACCGGCGACGCGACACAGTACGACGCGATCGCCAACTATGAAAAATACATGGAAAGCGCATCTCAACAGATATTCCACACTGAGGACATCCTAAAGCTGCGGGCGCTGGAGAACGAGATAAGATACCGTTACAGCGACGCCGGGACAAAAGAGCGGGTAGACGGCATAAGAAACGACCCAACAAAGACCGAAGAAGATAAAGACGTACTGATCAAGGATATTTGGAAAAACAACCCGACCACAAACGCGAACGGATATGTCCGGTGGCTGCACGAGTACACAAACGGGATAGCGGGAAAAAAGAGCTTTGCCGACCGGCAGATGGAGGCGGAACTCGGGCGCGCGGCATACGACAGCATGAGCAAGATCGAGGGCAGGATCGCGAGCAACATGGTGGGGTACAACATCGGCACGGGCATTATGAATTTAGCGCCTCTGGCGCAGAGCGTCGGCAGCATTGATGTGAAATATCTGGCGAAGGGTATACTTGAAACCGCAAAAGGGTACGTTAACAACGCGGACGCCGATTTTGTGGACCAGAGCGATTTCCTGACCAACCGCCGCGGCGTCGGATCGCTTGAGGACGAGCTGGGGAAGGTGGAGGACGCTAAGAGCCTCGTGCGAAAGCTGCAAACCAGCGGCGCCGCGTGGATGTCGCTGTGCGACAACATCGTGTCTGACAGTATCGTGCGGGCGCGAGTGGAGCAGAACACGGCAAAGGGGATGGACTACGAGGACGCGATGGACGAGGCCGGCAAGTTCGCCGCCGGGCTGATGGCAGACCGGAGCCTAGGCGCGACGCCGACAATGTTCAACTGGAAAAACCCGCTGGCAAAAATGGTGACAATGTTCCAAATAGAACAAAACAATCAGTTTTCCTATCTTTTTAAAGATCTGCCGCGGGAGAAAAAGGAAGAAGGCGCGGCGGCTGTCGTTCTCGGCATGGTGAAGGCGTTCATCGGCGCAAGGATATTCAACTGGCTGGCCGGAAAGGTCATGGGACGCGACGATTCGCTGCCGGATCCGATAAAATACATCTGGGACGTGGGGAGCGGGATTGCCAAAGGGGAGGACGCCGCGACGCTGATCGCCGACACGGGCGGGGACATTATCGAACAGATACCCGGAATTGGCAGCATGATCGGCGGCGGCAGGTTCCCCATATCCAGCGCGCTTCCGGACGGCAGCAAACTGCTTAAAGGATTGACCAGCGGAGGGCTGACGACAGATGAGGGCAGGGACTATCTGAAACAGGCGCTGATCAATCCGGCGTCTTATCTGCTGCTTCCGACGGGAGGGGGCCAAATACGGAAAACAGCACAGGGACTTGAAACCGTAGTCAACGGCGGGAGTTTCAGCGGCGTCGGGGACAAAAAACAGATGCAGTTCTCGCTAAACAGCGCGGACCCCGGACAGGTGGCGCAGGCGCTGCTGTTCGGAAAATGGAGCACGCCGCAGGCGCAGGAATATATAAACGGAGGATTTAAAAAGCTGTCCGCGACGGAGACGGCGCTGCTCCCGCAGGCGAAGGAACAGGGATTCACGCCCACATCATGGTATGACACGATGATGGGGCTGAAAAACCTTGCCGCTGAAAAAGACGGAGCGGGCAACACGGTCAAAAGTGAAGCGCAGGTAAAGCGCGACGCGCTTATGGCAAACGCAGATCTGACGCCGGAACAAAAAGCATGGATAGACAGGAATGTGCTGCAGACGTCGGAGGAAAAAGTGGATTATGACTTTTCCAGCAATGATGCATACAAGCGCAGCGTAATTACGGCGGAGCTGCCGGGGAGGTATCTTGACGGGATAGCCGGAGCGCAGGAAAAGGGCATAGGGCTTGACAAGTACGCGGCGATAGCGACGGCATTGTCTGCGGCAAAGTCGGAGAAAAACGAAAACGGCGAGACAGTAAAGGGCGTTACGGAGGCGCAGCAGGAGGTGCTGCTGGCAGACAGAGACCTGACACCGGAGCAAAAAGCATGGATAGACCAGAACGTGATACAGGCCGGAAGAAAGAAACCGAAGGCGAGAGATTACACGGACGCCAACGCATTCGCGTATTCCGGGCTGACGGACGCGGAAAAGGCGCTTGTCGCAGCGGGAGCATCGGCGGAGCAGGCAAGGGACTACGCAAAAGCGGGAATAGACGTAACGACAAATTCCATTTACGACCTGCTGGGTGTGCCGGAGGACAAAAAAACGGCAGTAAACGGCATCATGTCCGGCAGCGGAACGGACGACGCCAAAGCGTGGAACATTGAGCGCCTTCTTGGCCTGGACAAGGGCGACGGTGACGCTTATGTGGACGGATGGAAATTTGCGCAGGCGGGTGACGGCATCCGGTATGATTACGCCGGGACGGGGCTGCCCGAGGCGGAGCAGGCGACGGCCTACGCGATCATATCCGGGACAAGCGGCAAGGACAATAGGGTAAACGCGATCATTGACGAGATGCTGCTGTCGCCTGCAGAAGCGGAGGCCGTGGTAAACCTTGCGGATGGCATCACCAAATATGACAAATTAAGTAAAACGATGAAAGGCCGTGTGGACGCGCTGGTCGATACATACGGCTGGAGCCGCGGAGACGCAGAAAAAGCGATAGACGCAAGAGCGGGGCTGAAAACACTGGACGAATACAAGGAGGCGCTGAAACAGATAGGCATGAGCGATAAGATGGCTGAACAACTGTATAATGTGTGGTAA